CCCACTCCGCCGCCCACTACGCCGCCAACGCCGCCGCCCACGCCGCCGCCGCCTACGCCGCCGCCCACGCCGCCGCCAACGCCGCCGCCAACGCAATCGTAGCCGTCAAAGGTGACAAGGTGGAACGGTTCATTGCTGAACTCGAATTGTTGGTGAGGTTCGCGCCCCAACAAACGCACGACCGAGAAGAAGGAGACCAACCAGAGAATGATTAGCGTTATGAAGCCGAAACTATCGACGTGCTGGTATTGCGAGCGCCCGCAGAGCGCCGCTGCATGGCGCAACTCCCGTGCCGTATGTGCCGCCTGTGACAGGCTGATGGCGCACGGTGTGATTTGCATCGGCGTTAGTTCGCCCGTGGCGGGCGACACGGTGGTCGACAAGTCTTACCGCGACGGTAATTGGTGCGTGCTGAGCTTCGCCGAGTACGCGCGCCGCATCGGTGCCGAACCGCCGCAGGAACGGCACGCCTATATCGAAGCCGCAAGGTGGCAACGTGCAGGCTTGCCGAAGTTCGGCAAGCACGGCGCGAGCCATCTCAACACGCCCATCGAAGACGACTGGAACGATGCCAAAGACGTCGCTTGAACGGTTGACCCAGAGTGTGGTGTTCCAGCGCAGATATGCGCAGGCTGCGCTCGCTGGCATTGAGTTCAGATGCACGAGCGGCCCTGTCGACTCATGGCATTGGACGCACCATGACCTTAAGACCTGGATCGGCCCTTATTTCAAGAAAGGCAGAGCTGTGAATGCGGCGCTGAACTGGTTGGAGAAAAATTCATGAGCTACGGCCCCAAGAAATACGCTGTGCGCCGCGCCGCCGCCGCACGTCGCATCGTCACCGTCGCCTTGCTCGCCGGCATGGAAGTGGAGAAGCACCGCACCGTTTCCCGATATTGGAAAGGCGACTCGCATAGCGTCTACTCTACGAACATCGACGGCGTGCAGATTTACCGCTTGTCCAAGGCGTCACTCGCGAGGGTTTACCTCGAAGCGAAATTCAGCGGGCTCGAAGCGAAAGCGAACGGAGCGGCAGTGCAGTGAGCGAGCAAGACAAACTCCAGGCCCAGATCGCCCTGTTGCTTCCCGTGCAGCAGCAAACGATCGCAATGGCGCAGCTCGCCGGCTGTAGCTTCGAGCCGAAGATGACCGAACGTCATATCGGCTATGTGAGCGGAAACTATAGTTCCAACTGGGTCATGACAACATTGTACGTAGCGACACTCCCGGACGGCACGGTCTTTGGGCTGTTCGAAGATCTCTACGGTGCTGCCGTCGCTTGCCTCGACCACCTGAACGGTCACAACGAGCCGATCAAACTCGATCCTGACCTGTTTCGTCTGCTTCCCGAGAACGAACAACCCTAACCCCATGGGGCGCCGCGACGCGCCGCGAATGCCGCCGCGAAATTTCGCGCCCGGTCCGAGATTGCAACGAACTGAGGAGGTTTTTCATGCTCCAAGACGTAGCCACTGCCGTGGTAGCGCCCATGAACCAGAGCGCACCACAGTCCAACAAACGAAGCCTGAGCCAGATGCTTGCCGATGCGACCACGTTGGGCGAGCAGGCGGGGAAGGGTAAGGATACCCAAATCAAGTTCCTGCTGTCGTGCCTCGAAGGTGGCTATCACGGCGCTGTCGATCTTGTGCCGAACAAGCACGGCACCGAGGTGGACGACGCGACCAAGCTGGCCGAAGCCTACGTGAAGGCGCAAGGTACAGCGACTGTGTTCGACCACAAGTCGGCCAATCAGCGGAAGCTGATCAGCACCTTGCGCACCAGCATCAAGCTGGGCGCATGGCCGAAGGGGGGTGCCGGCGAGCCGTTGCAGACGGTGGACCAGCTCATTGCGCACCGCCAGAAGCTGCGCAAGGACCCCACGATCGACAAGAAGAAGCTCGACGACGCCGCCAACACGTTCCTGCGGTACGCCAGGGCGCAGCTCAAGCGCGACACGCTGATCGAAGGCGACGAGCTGTATAGCTTCTGCTTCAAGCCCACACGCGACCCGGCGACGGCAGAGGAGCGCGTTGAGCAGTTGCGCAACAGTGTGAAGCAACTAATCGACGGCAACAAGCAGGGTGTGCAGGACAACTCGCCGAAGGTGCGGGATGCGATGCAGGCGCTCACTGACCGCTTGGTGGAGATCGCCAAGGCGAAGGGAGCACAGGCACAACCATGAAACGCGAGCTTATTCATATCGACCCGAGTGGTCTCGGCAATCTGCGGTGTGACAACCCCCGCTGCGGTCACGTTCTGAGCGGTCAAACATGGGGTGCGCATCTGATCGGATATCCATGCCCCAAGTGCGATAGCAATATGCTCACGCGTCGTGATTATGAGGGTGTTGAGCGCGTGCGCGCACGTATTCGTTGGCTCAACAGATGGTTCGGTTGGCTTGGCAGTAAGAACCTTGCGACGGACCCGAGAGCGAAACGCGTCTCGATCCACCATCACAACGGCGAGATCACCTTCAAGCAATTACCGCCAAGGTAACAAGTTTGCGACGCTCGCGTCCCGTCCCGTGAGCGGCGCAGGGCGGCACACTGGCCTCCTCAGCGGTGTGCCGCCCCTTTTACTCTTCGCTGAGACTGACGTTTCGACACTGCGCAGCTAACCCCTGCGCAGCACGAAGCGCCAACGCTTCTGAGCTTCACTGAGAAGAAGGAGACCAAATGAACATCAACCAAGCATTCGTTCAAACCAAGCGGCTTCACGAGAGTGGCCAAGCCGTGTTGCTCGTGTCCGGCTCCGGCATGGGCAAGAGCCAGGGGACTGCATCCTATGCGAAGTCGTGGGTCGAAGAGGGCAAAGCGAGCGGCATCAAGCGCGGCTACTCCATCACCTTTCTCGCCACGCATACGCCGCCTGATGTTGTCGGGTATAAATTCAAGGGCGAGCGGGACATCATTGTGGACGTCGATGCCGACGGCAAGCCTGTCACAAAGAAAGTTACTGTGGATGACGCTTCTTGCCCGCTGTGGTATATTTCCACGGAAGGTAAGCCAGCCTTCTGCTACGACGAGTTCATGATCGTGTTCGACGAGTTCGGCCAGGCCGAGCTTGACGTGAAGCGCAGTGCTGCCGAGATCGCGCTGTCGGGTGGTACACCGCCGTGGTACGCGCCGAACCACCGTTGCATCATGCTCACCAACGAAGGCGCGCGCTACGGCGTCTCCAAGACGTTCGATTTCATCATCGCACGTCAGTCCCGCATCGAGATCAAGCCGGACATCGAGGCCGCGCTGCTGCACATGGACAAGCCGTATCTGCACCGCGGCCGGCAGTGGCAGGTGATGGGCGTGACCAAGGCATGGGCGGCGGCGAACCCGACTGCGCTGTTCGAGAACGAGCCTGAGCAGCAAGGGCCGTGGTGCAACCCGCGCCAGCTCTATGCCTGCGACCGCTATCTGCAACTCACGTTTGCGGCGACCGGCAAACAGGATGTGGACCCGGAAGCGTTGGAAGTGCTGGCGGGCACCATCGGCATGCCGGCCACAACGTCGCTGGTTTCGCATCTGCAGTTCAGGCTGCAACTGCCGAGCTATGACTCGGTCGTTGCCGATCCGACCGGCACCGAGGTTCCGAGCAAGGCGGACCTGCAGATGCTGATGGCCTACGAGCTGTCGAGCTACGTCAAGCCGCAAGACCTGGGCTCTGTCGTCACCTACATGGAGCGACTGCCCAAGGACATGGCGATCACTTTCGTGTCGTCGCTTCTACGGCGTGATTACGCGCAGATGATCAACGTGCCTGCGATGCAGGCGTGGATTTCACGCAATGCGGCGCTGGTGAGCGTGATCAGCTCGCTCGCGCACTAAGACCTGGGCGTTGCCTCAATGGGACGCCACGACGCTGCCCGGTTGTACGCTTTGACGCTGGCCGGGCAGCGTTACCGCCACGGTAAAAAGGAGACCCGCCTATGCAGATTAAGTTTCATATTTGCCCGACCTGCGGTGCGGCGGTGGACCAGCCCTGCCGAACTTCTAGCGGGCGTAAGAAGAAATATTGTGGGCGCGACGTAGTTCATGACACGCGACCGTTTTCTATTATCGCAACGCCTCATAGCCCAACTACCGAAGTTCAACGATGACGCTCCCACCAGACAGACTACGCGCAGTGCTGCGGTACCGGTACAGGTTTATTTCCCTCTGGCCGGATGAACTGCGCGCTCGCCATCCTAAGAAGCACAAAGAGCACGCCGCCGAATGGAACGTCACCGCCGAACCTTCGATCATGGACCACATCATCGACTGGAAACTGCGTTACTCAAATGAGGAGGACAAACAATTGATCAGGCAATTTACCATTGAACTGCGCGTGAACTATGCCGACGCTGACAAGAACGAAGTGATGCGCAAGGCGTGCGCAGCAGCAGCACGCCATGTGTTCGCTACTGCGAACCTGTTGGCGGACGGTGTGAAGCCCGACATTGCGATCTTTTCCGACGACTGGTTCGCCGGCAAGGAAGAGATTTCGCTGATGCAGGATGTGATCCAGCAGGGCCTCGACGAAACGAGCAGCACCGCCCAGGACGGCGAGGTAGGCGTCAGCAGCGAGCTGATGCAAGCTGTGATGGGCGGGGACAGCCAGTAATGGCGTTGCTAGGAAGCGCTCCCGGCCGCCCCGTTTCTCCCGCTGCCGACGTTGAGCAAGCCCCGCCACCCGACAACCCGCGCTTCCGCAGTTTTGCGGAGCGCTACATCATCGAGCGCTGCCGGGAGTGGAAGGAGGGCGAGATTGATGAAAGCGCCTGGAAGGCAACACTCGAAGCCAAGTCAATCTACAACAAGATTCGGGAAGTCAGTCGAGGCGTCCGAGAATACATGAGCGCAGAAAGGTGATCAACGCATGCCTGACCAGAGCAATCAACAGACATGGTCGCCTACTACTCCGCGCCGATATGTCCGGCTCGATGTCTTGGGACAGCCGTGTCCGGCTCCGGAGTTGGTTCGATGCGTGGGAGAACTACCTCCGCATTTCTCGTGGGCAGATAGCTTCGCGCGTCCCCTCTACAGAGCTGCTCTCCGCGAGATGTTTGATGCGGCGCTCCGACGCGCCAAAGACCGACACAACCGCGCGATTACTCGCGCAGAAATCGGCCGAGCGTTGATCCAAACCGATAACTGGTTTTTACGGTGGGAACACATCTTGGAACATGAAGCCAAACAACATGACATCTATGAGCCCTGAGCAGCTACGCGAGCGAATGGTTGCGGCGCTCCGACGCGCCGAAGAGCGCCGCTATCAGGTTTGGACGCCGCAGTGCCGTTACCGAGTAGCTCACAAAGTATGGAGTTGGCGGCTCGAATACTCAATTCTCTTAAAGAAGGAGGCCAAAAAGCATGGCATTAGCTACTACTGACCCGATCAGCTTGGTCGAGGAGATCAAGCAAGAAGACATCAATGACGTTGGGCTGACAGCGCAGCAGCAGAACCAGTGGCAGGAGACCATGTCATTGATGGCATGGACCGCGCCAGGGTTCAGGCACCTGTTCTACAAGCTGTTGGTCAACCACCGAGGCAACCATGCGTGCATCCCGACGCGGGCTATCCCCGTCGCGGCGACAGACGGGAGAAATATTCTTATCAACCCGGACACGTTCTTCAAATACGACCTGCGCCAGCGCGTGTTCATCATCGGACACGAAGTGATGCACAACGTCTACAAGGACGTTGATTTCCTCTATCGCTGCCGCAAGGCCGGCACTGTGCCGATGGATGACGGCACGACGCTGCCTTTTGACGAGAAGTCCATGCAGCACGCGATGGACTACCGCATCAACGCACTGTTGCGGGACAGCAAGATCGGCGTCGCGCCGAAGGACTGCCTGTTGAACGACGAGATCGCCAAGGCCAACGAAGGCATCATCGACGTCTATAAGAAGGTCTATGAGGACTACGAGAGCAACGGCAATCTGGGAGGGCAGGGCTTCGACCTCGTGCTGAACCCTGGTAGCTCCACTGGCCAGTCACCGCAGCAGGCGCAGCAAAACTCCCAGCAGTGGGCGGTCGAGAGCAAGGCGGCGCAGACGCTTGAGGAGATGCGCAGCAAGGGCAAGATGGCCGGCGCGCTCAAGCGCATGTTCGAGCAAGTGCTCAATCCGCAGATACCGTGGACCGAAAAAATCCGCGGCATCTTCAACCGCAAGGTGGGAAACGGCAGCTACGACTGGCGCAAGGCCGACCGGCGCTTCATCGTCCGCGACCTGTATATGCCCGGCCGCTCCGGTAACGGCGCAGGGCACGTCGTGGTGTGGGGCGATACGTCGGGCAGCATATCCACCAAAGAGCTCTGCCACTACATGGCCGAGCTAACCTCCATCGTTGAGGAGTGCCAGCCGGCAAGGTTGACCGTCCTGTGGTGCGATGCCGACATTCACCGCGTCGACGAGCTGTCCGACCCGGCCGATATGGCGAAGCTGCAGTATGACGCGGCGAAGGACGGCGTTGGCGGCGGTGGCGGCACGTCATGTCACCCGGTGTTCGAGTGGATCGGCAAGAACTGCCACACCCGGCCCGATGCGCTGGTGTGCTTCACCGACGGCTATGTGGACTTCCCCGATGCGCCGCCGCCCGTTGAAGTGGTGATCTGGGCCAGCACCGCCCGCAAGCCGGAGGATTACCCTTATGGCGATGCGGTGGAGATCAACACGCGTGGTTGAGCGCACCGACGATGAATGGATAGCGCTGGCGGCGCTCGCCGGCGCGGAAATTACATACTACGACTACGGGCACCCCGAGCGCGCTGGCGCGCGAATGTATTGGACCGCGGTGTGTCCGCAAGCGCCCTGGGGCCGCGTCTACAGTTACACGCGCGCCGGCTGTGCAAGGGAATGGTTGAAGTACGCCGACTTGCCGCCCGGTCCGTTTCCTTACCGCGACGGTAAAAATCCCACCGCTTAAAACCAAAGCGTCAAAACTCTTTTTAAAACCAAAGCGTCAAAACTCTTTCACCACCAACGAGAGGAGGCTCAACTCATGGGCAGACGACGGCAACGCGCAAGCATTGGCGATACCTATGTCGCGCAGGCGTGCGCTAAATTAAACGGAGCGTGTTTGAAAGAGGCTAACTTGTTTCTGCCGCGCTTCACTGCGGAGCAGATCACCCCCATGCTGTTCCGCGACGAAGATGTTGCGAAGTTGAAGGCGGTGCGCGGCCTCACTGCATATGCGACAAATGCGGCCTCTTATAACAGCGGCGAAGGGATGTCGCTGTTATTGAACTTCGGCAATGCAATGCCAGCCCCCAATTTACACCGCCTGCATTGGCAGGAAGATCGCGCAGGCGAGTTGCGTAGCGCGCTCAAAGCGGCAGAAGCGCTGGTCACGAAGTGGGGCGCGGTGAAGTGGATGCTGCGCTGGTTCAACCGCAACGCCACGATCGGGGCGGTGCGCGCCAACTGGCCATGCGTGATGCAGCTCTGTCCGGATAGCCCTGCGGTGCGCGATGCCGCCGGTGTGCCAACTCGATATACGAACCCGCAAGGTTTAGGCCCTTTGCTGCCGGTCGTTCGCGCCACGGCTTCAACGGTGGCGACCATGGCGATGCTCCCCGAGAGCGCGGAGGAGCGCCCCTACAACACAGTACGGCTCGCGTTCGCTGCACGTAAGGTTGAAGTCGAAGGCGTTAAACTACAGCGCGAAGAGCTATCCCTGCATCTTTGAGGCCCCATGCCGCATCATCTTCTGTTCCTCGATAACGAAGCCTATTACGACGACGACTTCTCACTGCGGAAGATGACGCCGGCTGAATACATCCTGAGCCCTCAATTCGAGGAGCATATGTGGGCCGTTAAAGCCGACAACGGCCCACACGAGATCATCGACGGACCTGACTTCCCCAAGTGGCTGTCGCAGTTCGACCCGCGCGAGACCACAACGGTCACCTACAACGCGCTGTATGACAACTCCATCCTTGCGTGGCGGCACGGGTTCGTGCCGGCCACCATGATCGACGCGATGGCGATGGTGCGAGCGCTGGACGGGCACCTGCTCACCTATTTCAGTCTCGCCGCTGTGTCTGAGCACCTGGGGCTGGACGCCAAGGGCGACTGCATTCACAAGGTGAAAGGCTTGAGACGTTCTCAGATATTGGCTGACCCCGCGCTTTGGCGCGAGTTCAGCCAATATGCGTTGCGCGACAACATCAACTGCGAACAGATTTTCCTGCACTATTACCCCAGATTGCCGCGCTCGGAGCGCCGTCTGATGGACATGGTGCTGCGTTGCTGCGTCGAGCCACGGTTTGTCTGCGACACAGTGATGCTCAATCAGCATATTCAGGACGTGCAGGCTGAGAAAGCCGCGCTGGTTGCCGCCGTGGGCAACGTGGACAAGAAAGACATCATGTCCACGGTCAAGTTCAAGGCGGCTCTGGAGGCGCTGGGCGTCGACGTCGAGTACAAGGATAGCCCGACCGCCAAAGACGAGTTCGGACTGCCGAAGAAGATCCCCGCATTCTCCAAGACCGACGAGTTCATGGAGAAACTTTGTAATGACCCCGATCCTGCTGTGGCCGCATTGGCCACAGCCCGTATCGGGTTGAAGAGTACGCTGGAAGAAACGCGTTCACAACGCCTATGGCAGGTAGGGCAGTTGCCCTGGGATACACTGCCAGACGGCACCCCGCGCCTATATTCGGGCGGCACGATGCCAGTCCCTCTCCGCTTTGGAGGTGCCCATACGCACCGACTAAGCGGAGATTGGAAAATGAACATGCAGAACATGCCGACAGTGCGCGGCAGCAAAGGTAAGAGCAAGCTCAGGCTGTCGCTCAAAGCCCCGCCCGGCCATACGGTGGTCACCTGCGACCTGGGGCAGATCGAGGCGCGACTGGTTGCGTGGATATGCGGCGCAATCGGTTTGACCGAGGAGTTCGCGCGCTACGACGCCGGCGATAAGAGCTATGACCCCTATAACCGGCTCGGCAGCGCGATCTTCGGACGGCCGGTCAACCGCAAGCTAGTCGGCACGCCCGACGAGATTATGGGCTTCATCGGCAAGACCGGCATTCTCGGGCTCGGCTACGGCTGCGGCAAAGAAAATTTCGACCGGATGATCATCCGCTCGGCACGCTCCATGAAGATGGATATTTCCTCGATCTACAACCGCGCCATCGGCGACAAGGGCGTCGACACCTATCGCTCGCGCTACCCGCAAATCCCCGCGGCGTGGCGCAAGCTGAGTTCGTACATCGAGAGCTATTGGTTCACGAAGGCCGGCAACAACTACTTCGTCGAGTTCGGCCCGGTGACGATCTCATACGGCAAGGTGCTAGGCCCGAACGGTCTGGCGATGGAGTACGCCGACCCGGATCGCAAATGGGTACCGGACGCGAACGGCGCCGGCGGGCGCTACGAGTATTCTTACCGCTACGGTAAAATGCGCCACCGCATCTACGGCGCAAAGCTGCTCGAAAACATCGTGCAGTTCTTAGCTCGCATCATCGTGATGAACGCAGCTCTTCGCATACGAGATCGCGGCAAATACACACAACACCCATACGCGTTCCGCTTTGTGCTGCAGGCGCATGACGAGCTTGTTTTCATCATCCCCGACGAAATACTGGACGAAGCGAAAACCGTCATTCATTCGGAAATGATCAGACGCCCGTCGTGGGCACCGGACTTGCCGCTTGTTGCTGAGATCGGCACCGGGGCGTCCTATGGAGAAGCAAAGTGATTTCTGAAATGGAGTACGCTGAGTTCGTGGACTCGCTGTTCGCGAAGAACCACATCGGTGTCGAAGGTAGCGTACATGCGGCGCTCGGCATCGGAGGTGAAGCCGGTGAAGTTGTCGACATGATCAAGAAGCACTGGACCTACAACAAGCCGCTGGACCGCGCTGGCCTGGTCGAGGAGATCGGGGACCTGATGTTCTACGTGCAGGCGCTTTGCAACCTACATGGGCTGACACTGGGCGACGCCATGGAAGCGAACGTGGAAAAACTGACTAGGCGATATCCGAAAGGCTATTCGGACGCTGCTGCTTTGGCTCGTGCAGACAAGAACGGAAGCAAATAATGATTGAGACTCTTGGAGTGACGAAGCGTATTTACCTCGCCGGCCCGATGCAGGGCATCCCGCATTTCAATTTCCCTCGTTTCAATGCAGTCGCTGCTGCGCTCCGCGCTAATGGGCACACGGTGTTCAACCCGGCCGAGAAGGACAATGAGCGGCACGGCAAGGATATCAGCGCGGACAACGCCAGCGGATCGGTTGCTGACGCCAAGTCCAACCACGGTTTTTGCCTCCGCACCGCTCTCTCCGCCGACCTCAAGTTCATCTGCGAGGTAGCGAACGTGGTCGTGCTGCTGCCGGGCTGGGAGAAGAGCCAGGGCGCGCAGGCTGAATGGCGCACCGCGCTCGCGCTTAAGAGCGAGGGCATGGAAGTTATCTACCTCACCGAGGAGTTGACGCAGCTCATGGAGCGGGCTGCGCAGATCATCGCGGAGGCTGCGTGATGCCCGCGATAGTAGCGCCTGCCTACGCTGATCCTGACTTCAAATATAACGATAAGACAGCGTCTTATGAACGCGTGCATGCGCCCGCGCAAAAAGAAGCCGCGCCGCCGTCGCCGCCCGCCACCAAGCCATCGAACCCCAAGGACGCGCTCGGCATCAAGAAGGCATCGCTCTCATGCGTGCCGGCTCCTGTGCTGTTCGAGGTTGGCATCGGCATGCAGGAAGGCGCCTGCAAGTACGGCAGGCACAACTATCGGGCGATCGGTGTGCGCGGCTCGGTCTATTACGACGCCGCAATGCGCCACCTTATGAGCTGGTGGGAAGGTGAAGACGTCGACCCCGATAGCGGGCTCAACCACATCACCAAGGCGATCACGTCGCTTATCGTTCTGCGCGACGCCATGATCCAAAACAAGTTCAACGACGACAGGCCGCCGAAGAGCAACCCTCTATGGCTCACTTCGCTGAACGCCAAGGCTGAGGCGTTGAACGAGAAGTACCCCGACCCCGTCGGGCCGTACACGAACTTCAACACGCCGTAGAGCGGGGGCGTTACTGTGGCGGTAACAAACATAACACAAATGATGCAGGATTTCGACCAGCACGCGTTTGCGCGGCAGTTAGCCCCGACCACCGTCGAGCTTTCGGTGTCGGAAATGATCGAACTGGCGAAGGCTGGTGTCGCGATCGAGTTGGCCGGCAAGGTTCAAGTCGATCGCGCTTATAGATCGCCGATTCCCCTTCCAACCGCTCGCGACCGCGACATCAGCGAGGGCATTCGCGAGCGATATTTACAATCGCAGCGGTCGAAGAAGGTTGATGATTTTATATATGGTTCGTCCCCAATTCAGGTGCCGGACCTGTGCGCGTTCCAGCACGGCGACAAGGTGTACGTGTTTGCTTATAGCGGCAACTCCCCACCGGAAGTGATCGAAGACGACGCGGCGATCTACCCCAGCGACGCATTGCTCGCGCGCATACATTTGATGATGCAGCATGGGAAATAAGGAAGAAGATTACGCGCGGCTCGCCCGTGAACAGGCCGCAGGGCAGCAGGCCCTAGCCCGCCTCGCGTTGGCTCGTGAGTTCGACCCGAACTACGTGCCCGCGTTCGATGAATATGCCGGACCTCGGGTTTCCCCCGAAGAACGCCGGCGGCGCGACGAGTATCGCAAACGTCAAAACCAGTGGAAGAAACTCTATGAAGGTTGAAGGTATCGCAGCGCCACCGAAAGAGTGGTCGTGGAGCTACTCCAAGCTCAAGAACTACAAGACGTGCCCGAAGCGGCACTACGAAGTTGATGTCCTCAAAAACTTCAACGATGGCGACGGCAACGAGCAACTGCTGCTTGGCAACGAAGCGCACGACGCGCTGGCGAAAGCGTGTGCCGGCAAGCAAGGGCTGCCCGAGAAGTTCACGCACTATCAGGTGTGGGTAGACCGCGTCCGCGCCGGCCCCGGCAAACTGTTGGTGGAGCAGAAATATGCAATTACTCGTGATTTCAGACCTACGACTTATTTTGCTCGCGATGTGTGGTATCGGGGCATTGGGGATATTGTTCGGCTTGATGGCCCTGTGGCTCTTGTTCTGGACTGGAAGACGGGGAAAATTTTAGAGGACAGCGTTCAGCTCATGCTGATGGCGCAGTGCCTGTTCTCGCACTTCCCCGAGTTGAAGCGCGTGCGCAGCGAGTTCGTCTGGCTCAAGGAAGGGTGCACCAGCCCCGAAGTGTTCACGCGGGAGGAAGTGGCCGAGCAGTGGCGCGATCTGCTGCCGCAGGTGAACGAGTTGGAAACCGCCAGCAAAACGCTGACGTATCCACCGAAGCCAGGCGGGCTGTGCAAGAAATACTGCCCGGTGCAGAGCTGTCCGTTTCATGGAAAAGGGGGCAGAGGATGAAGTGCAACTGCCCTTTCTGCGCGGAGCATGGGTCGTGGGAGCCCACCCCATCGTGGCATCCGCGGCGTTGGCTTGGCTACGACATGCGCCGACGGGTCCTACATTATGAGGGCGATTATGATTGGCGGCACTCTTGGGGGTACGGAAAATCCCAGAAGGTAGCGCGCGACGAGCTTCGCAGGTTGTACGCGGAAGGGTAAGGGGATGAAGTTCGATCAAGAGATCGTTTTTGAATGGGACTGCGATCAGCCAGCAGCAGTTCGCGGCTATGGGGCGTGGGCTCCTATCCCGCGCTGGCACCCACGGCGCTGGTGGTCGAAGTACGAGATGCGGCGTCGGGTGCGGGATTATATTCGTGGCGGCTGCGACTGGTATCAATACGGCCGCGCCCAAGACATCGCCCGCTATGAACTACACCGGCTCTATGGGGGGCCGCCCCGACGCGGCGAGTGAGACGGGGAGCATTTACATAGGAGAGATATGTGACCCTCGAAGAAAAATTGCGCGCACTGGCCGCAAAAGGTGAGTTGGTGCATTTATCTATTGCTTTTATCGGTAACGAATTTCGCGCTGCATTTTGTTCAGCATCGGCCAAAGGCAGTTACGGTTTCGGCGCTGCGAACGACCCCGTCACTGCCGTCGAGATGGTGCTTAAGGCGAACCCAATTCGGCTCAGGTGCACGCCGCCAGGATCTCAGCGCGCGCCCGAACCCGAAAACGAAATTACCGCTGCGGTAAACGACGAAGCAAAACCCGAGCGCGACGGCGCGCTCAACAGTGAGTGGACCACACCATGAGCACGCCACTACCCCATTTTGAAATATCACGAGAACTATTCGGCGCGCTCGATTTTAAGGAAGTCATGGCTACAATCGAGGCGCTCCAAGAATGCGGCCAGCTCCACCTGCCGTACC